GAACTACCAAATGTCCTTCCATGAGAAAGACCCAAGAATGGTTCACTTTAAAGAGGAACTTGAGTCAGGTAGACAATTCTTAGATTACTGTAGATCAAGATTCCCTGGTATTCCAATTTACTTTATCCCAGGTAACCATGAAAATAGATTTGAAAGATACCTTAGAGTTAAGGCTTCAGAGCTATTAGACATGGATGAATTCAGACTAGATGTACTTCTACGTGTAGCTGAATATGGTGTACAGTATATTCCATTTAGATCCAAAGTTGTATTTGGAGACTTCCTTATAGAGCATGGAGACAAAATCCCTGGTGCAGGTGGTGTAGTACCAGCCCGCACTGCTTTAATGAGATTAAAGACCAATTGTCTTATAAATCACTTTCACAAAACAAGTTCTAGCTCACAGAGAGTGTATGGTCCTGATGACTCTACAACTATCCGTGGATATAGTCTTGGTTGCTTATGTGAACTTACTCCAGAATATTTAGAAATAAATGAATGGAACCATGGATTTGCTATTCTAAAAAGAAATGGTAACTTAGTGCAAGTTCACAATTACAAAATAGAAGGTAACCAAATAGTCTAATGTTTCTACCAATAGAATTTCAAGATGAGCATGGTCCATATATTGAGCATCTAAATGTTACTCATATAACCAGAATATCTTTTGTTAATCCCAGAAACCCTGATGCAGGTAGTAAAATACATCTCCGTACAGGAGAGGTGTTAAAGACTACTATGTCATTTGATCTTCTATCTCAAGAAATTGATGAAGCTTGGGAATCTGCATCTACACTTATTCTATCTACTGTGCTCTCTGAAAAAGCTAAGTTAATGAAGAAGACTGATTTGCTAACTGAAGAAAGTGAACAGCTGCCTATTAATTAATCTTCTTTTTGGGTCAATGTCTTAGCAATTAACTTAGCTAAATAAGGACTACACTTGTACTTATGCATTACATATCCTGCTATTATCTTAGGGCTCATTATCTGAATGTCCTTATTCTCTAGTCTTATTTCTTTAACTATATGTTCTTTAACTAGATTAGCCATTAGCGGGGGACATTGTTTGCATAAATACTTCATGGTTAAGTATTTCATGTGGATAGTCTTTTGCAATCTTCCAATAGACTTGATTCACTTTACTATACTCACCATGTTCTTTAATTCTTAGATCTCTAAAGCTCTTAATTGATAGAGTAACCATATGAAGGTTCTCTTGATCTGAAGATTCTAACATTGCAATCATGTTCTTTATCTCAGTATCATTAATGTAGCCCATTCTCTTTAGCAGTTGTAACTCTGCCATATATACAAAAGGACGGAATGTCCCAACTTTACTACCCTTATGGTACATGTACCATAGATAGTTTAAGTTTCTATCTACATTATCTGTCAATTCATAATGCTCTTTTGCAATCTCTGCTGACAATGCCAGCATTTCATCCATTATTTTCTTTTCCATTTTTTCAGAATATATTCTTTTCAAAGTATTCTTGTGCTGAAAGTTCGGTTCTTTTTAATCTCCAATAAATTGTACTATGTTTAAGCTGTAATAATTTACAAATAGCATAAAGAGTATACATTTCACCTTGATAATTTATATAGATATTATTCCTTCTATTAGAAGCTTGTTGCTTAGGAGTTGCCCAAACACAATTTTCTTTAGAATAATCAGCATCATTATCAATTCTTTCAATTGTTGAAGCTGAAAATGGTTTACTACCCATATCATTTACAAAAACCCAAAATGAATATCTCCATTCATCAGACATCTTAATACCTCTAGCACCATAATTACTATATCCAGTTGCACCTACTTGATAACATCTTTTTTTGATGCCATCCCAAGTTTGATATAGAGGATGTTTACTTGGATTACCAGTAGTACATATTTTAGAACAAGATTTTGTTTTACCTCTCTTTACATCACCACTCTTTTTTATAACAATGTTTCCACACTCACATGCAAATACCCATTTTTCATCACCAGCATAATTAACAGCTGTTAGCTTATTAAACTTCTGACCAGTAATGTTTATTTCTTTTGTTCTCATAATTATACAATTTGAGACAAAAGTAGTAAAAATGTAAAACAATACCTAATAGTATTCCAAGGAATGATTCCATCATGTATTTGAATAAACTGTTTTATGTAGTCTGCCTTTCTATTATGCTCATACCTTACATTTTTGCCACCATACTGAGATATCTTACCTTCTTGTATTTTAGGTGTCCAAAGAAACTCTTCACCTGGTAATTTATTTGCTACGTTATACCAATGCTTCTCTTCATTATGAGTTAAAAAGATTACCTCAGCTTTAACTCTATCATCAGCCCAACCATTTGTTTTGGCTATTCTGTCTATATTGTTAAACAACCTCATATAATGCTGTAACCAATTATCATGTACAATAACAGGACTAAAGTTTAAGTGAACATCATATCCAGCATTTAAAAACTGTGTTATGGCTAAAAGTCTCTCATGAATAGGACTTGTATGAGATTCAAGCTGTTGTTGTAACTCATAAGGCATCAGACTAAATCTAATTCTAACTTTACCTTCAGGATTAAATGCCAACAGTTCTTTATTTACATACTTAGTAGCAAATGAACCCATAGCAAGGGGATGATCTCTAAAGAACTTAAAGATTGTTTCCCAGTCATGATACTTAGCATGTAGAGCAAAATCCTCATTACAACTGATATCATATGTAATATAATCTCCAGTCTGATTTGGTTTCTCTACATCTGCAAAAAATGCATGGGAATTAATTTCTGTCAGGATATCCATAGTATTTGTAGCTACAGATAATCCTTCCGGCTTATGCCTCTTCATATAACAGTTATGAGTAAGAATACCATTTGCAAAATAATTCTCATTCTTTTGTACAGAAAAGTTGACAACCTTAGATTGTTTTGCTATCTTTGTTATAGCTTTAATTTTCTTAAATTCTAACTCCATGAGCTGTAAATATTGTGGTAAAATTACAAAAAAGTCTACAACCTATTGTAATTCTACATGTAAAACAAGTTATACTGAATTGTTTAATCAACAGTCTAAACCTACATTCAGAACTTTCCAAGAAGCTGGTAGACACTACAACAGAGACTTTAGAACTATGAAAAAGTTTGAGGGTCTGTTATTTACTATTGATAGAACACTTCCCTCTGCTCATACTAAATGGATTCTTTGTAAAATCTGTGGTGAACAGTCACCCAAAGCTAAAGCTAGAAATGGTTATTGTTCTGATTGTACTGAGCAAGGACTTGGTAAGAAAAACCAGGGCCAAATTATATCTCAAAAATATCAAGGCCCCGGAAATCCTAATTACCTAGATGGAACTTCACATGCTATAGAATATCAGTCTAATGATTGGTACAAGCTCAAAAAGAATTTAAACTTTACACACTGTGCATTAACTAATACTACTGATAACATAGATTACCATCATATTATTCCAAGATGGTTCTGTAAACTTGCTGGTATTAATGTTTTTGACCCTAATAATATTATAGGATTAAACCACGACTTTCACAAAGTAGTTCATCATCTTCAGTTAGATATTGTGCTTCTACCCAACCTCTATTCTTTGTATAAAAGGGATGCTCACCAGTTACGGTCACACTTTGTCCATCTACTTCAATTACATAAAGTTCATCAGTATCCCGTTGACCAATTACAGTCACTAAGTCTGTTTCAACTTTCCCGGTATCCTGGGAAAAAGAAACTACTTGATCTCCTTCCTGAATTTCTCCAGCCATTTTTACTCCATGAGGAGTAGTAATTAAAGTTTCAGGAACCACACAGTAAGTACAGTTATACAAACAGCCATGACCAAAGGACGGACTGATATAATCAGTTGACCGTCCTGATGGTCTAATAATCATACTCTTTCTAGTGACTTTTTCTACAACACTCATAATCTCTTAATCCGCTGTACTTTCCTAACACATGTAGAAATTATCACTTTAGGAAGTTAATGTAGGATTGTGCACCTTTTCTTGAAGTATAACGCATTTGTGAACCAGAATTGTTTTTAATGGTCTTCCAAAAGAACCATAAGAACTTTTTCTTTACTAAATACCAAGTCATATGACCATCTCTTTCTTCTACTACTTTGTAGTCTTTTTTGTTTACACTCATCATTCTAAATCTAAATTATAATCGTTTAATATTTCTCTAATTCTTGTTCTAAGATCATC